TGATTTTGGTCATCACCGGAGGATAGGCGGGCTGTTCGTCCGCCTCACGCGCCAATTCCCTCTCCGCAACGGCGACAATGGCGGCAGCCGTCTCTTCGGGAACCGTCTCGGAACGCCCGTCATTGCCCGGCATTGCATCATCTGCCAGGTCCACATCCTCGAAACGAGGATCATCCGGATGGTACCACACCTTAATCATCTGGCGGATTTCATACTCCAGCTTCTCACGGGTATGCGGCTTCTCGCCCTGGCGTGCCAGGCGTGCGGCGACAAACCCCTTGTAACCGGACCGGGTGAGGATATTCACGCCGCTGCCGTAATCACGTTTCTGCGAGTTCAGCCACTTGATACCGTCCCTGCGCGCCTCGATGTAGTTCTGTGTAATCTTTGACATTGTATGTACGTTGTTTTTTGATGATACGCAAAGCTATTGCGATTTTTGTTGCCGGAATAGGACAAAACAAAATGTCCGCCCCTGCGTGAGAGCGAGAGACGGACATGAACAACCAATCATGAACAAAAAAGTCTTATGGATCTTCTGATGCGGCTTTTACAGTCAGGATGTCCTCCGTGTCCCCCTCATACACACATTTGCGCGGTGCAGTAAAGGTGTAGTGGAGGGTGTTCTGGTTGCGGGCAGTGGAGCTTGCTCCGGTAGTGGCACCCTCACCCGACGCACGGAGCGCGCCGCGCCGCTTGTCACCCATCAGGTAGTTCGTGCCGTTGTTGTCGGTCACGATAAAGAACATCTTGCGCCCTTTGGTCGCATTCTCGAAACCGAATATCTTCTTCCGCATTTTGGCCGAAATGATATTCAGGTCCATCAGGAACGATTCCCCACCGCTTTCTCCTTGGTCGGTAATCTTGAACTCGGCCAGCTCGTCGGTGAAATCCATCTTGTATGCACGACAATTTTCCTTCATGACTAGGTCGCCAACCAATGTACCGGCTTCTTCAAGAGAAAGAGGGGATTCTGTCTTTTTCGGATAGTCCGGCCATGTGGCCACATCCGCATGATAACCGAAGATGACGGACGGTATGATACCGCCCATGTTGTCCTGATTCTCGCAGTCCATTGCCTCGTTGATGTCATCAAGGGCAATACATAATTTAGGGTCTACTTCTGCCATAGTCGTAGGGTTTATTCGGATTTAACAACATAGGTGCCCGTCACCTTCTCCACCTTGCCTGCAGCGGGCGTCTTCTTCTGTACGGCAGGAGTGGTGTATCCGGCAGCTTCCAGGAATTCGACGGTATATTCCTTTCCACCGGGAACTGCCACATATGTACCGGACTCACGCCAGGCTTCCTCGCCCTGGATGCGCCATTTGCCTCCGTTGTTGGCCGCTTCATCTGGTGTAATCGTCACTTCAATGTATCCGAACGGATTTGTCCCTTCCGGGTCTACCGGACGGTCGTTGACGCAGAACTCGGACTTGTGCACAGACACGAACTGGAAGCCGATTACATACTTGCCCGCAGCGTCGAAGGTATAGGGGTTGCCGGACATGAACGGCTTGATGGACTTGAAGTCGCTCTCCTTGTCAAAGCCGTAGCATACGTTCTCCTTGGTGGTCAGCATGACGAACTGGCTGCCGTCGGGAAGGTTCGGAACACGCACCAGCTCGCAACGGTTGTTGGAACCAAGCAGGTGCTGCGTGTCGGAAGTGTCCTCCTTGAGTCCGATGACAATGGTGCCTTCGTCCTTGCGCCAGTCATCGTACATGTCGCCCAGATCGTCGGAAATGAACATCTTGATGTTCTTCTTGCGCTTGAAAGTACGCGGCATGTGGCGCCACATTTCCAGCAGCTTCTCCCCGATATCGGCACGGGACAGTTCACCGGTCGCATACACGTTGCCCTCGGCACTGGAGATGTCCCCGACAGCCTCGCCTTCGGTGATGATGGTACCGATACCGTCGAAAGAGTCCTGAATGTCCGTCTTTTCTTCATCCGCACTGTATTTTGCCGTGAAGATGGCAAACAGCAGGTCATTGGAAGCCAGTTCGTGCCCGTGGTTGATTAGCCACAACTCAAAGGGATGTTCTTTACGGAGCGTACCGGGAACCTCGGCAATGTAGGTACGGCGGTAGCGTTCCGGCTCATCGGACATCTCCATCACGACGGGGCGGACGACCAGACGGCGTGGAACAATCTTGCCCAGGTATTTACCGGCCGTGAACTTGCCGGTGTACTTGCCGGAGATGCTTCCGCCCTCCACCTTGCCGAGTTCCAGTGAGTCTGTAATGCCCGGTACCGGCGTGAAATGTTTCAATACCTCTGAAGCGTCGAGCTTGTCGACCGCCTTCAGGATATTCTTGTGCTTTTTTACCGCGGTCAGAACAGCGGTAATGTCAATAGGAGCTTTAAAATCCATAAATAGAATCGTTTAGATGTTATTCATTCTCATAACTGTTGATCGGGTCTGTGGCTATGTCCGCAAACTTGTTGTCTTCGTTCGCTTCCCGGTGGCTGTCGGTACCCGTTCCGGGTATTTTGGCGACAATGTCACGGATAACTTGTACCTTCGCCTTGTTGTCGGCGGCGTTCTTGACGCTGTCGCTCAGGCTGTCAAGGTCGGCAATAATCGCCGTCAGGTTGTTTTCAACCGTCTGCTTGGCGGTGTTGGCAGTTGCCAGGTCATTCTCTGCCTTGGTCTTGGCTTCGTTTGCCTCCTTGATGGCGTCGTTGATGGCCTGCAAGTTATCTGCGGTAAGCGATATCTTGCCGTCTTTTTCCTCAACGCCTTCGCTATTGAGGATCTGGTTGATGAAAGTAAATTCTTTACGCATAACTGTATTTGTTGAATTAGAAATGTCAGTCTTGTTGCCGGTAGGGAACAGCCCTTTGATACCGTCGATAATCTGGGAGACCAGGTTTTTGTCACCGCCTTCCGCTCCGGCCTTCTCTTCTGAAGCAATGGCCGGCAACGGCAGCCCAAGCGCGGTGAAGCAGTCGGTCATTTCATTGGTCACCTGCGGCTTTTTATGGATACCGGGAATAATCTTGTCTATGAATCCCCATTCCTTGGCTTCGGAGGCAGGCATCCAGCGTTCCTCTTCCATAAGGGTGATAATGTCCTTCAGGCTTTTGCCGCTGCGGTTGATGTACTTCTGTGCAATCATCAGGTCAATGGCTTCCGCACTTTTCTTCTTGTTCTGCAATTCCTTGATGGTATCCTCCAGTTGGTCCGCATTGAGCTGTCCCCAGATGTCCACTCCCAGGCTGCATTTATGTGCCAGCCACATGCCGTCCTCGTGCATCTCGATGGACTTGGCGCCAAATGCCAATATGGTGGCCGCCGAAGCGTTGAAGCTGATGAACTCCACCGTCACATTGCCGTGCTCGGCCATCAGGGCGGACATGGCAACCGCTTCGGCCACATCACCGCCCGGACTGGAAACCTTCAGGCGTACGGGCTGGCCTTTGGCCTTGTCAAGGAAGTATTTCAGATAGTTTTTGTTGTACCAGTAACGGTCAATCGCTCCGAATAATGTGATAACTGTCTCGTTCATAAAACTTATTTTTGCGCAAAGAAAAACGCAAAAAAAACGGTACCCAAGGACATAGGATACCGTCAGCGGACAGATAAATGTTTGACTGAAAGAGTGTTGCGCGTCAGCAAAGGAAGCCGTACGGTTATATTCCCTCCATGTTTTCAATATAGACGGTCGGTTCATCCTGGATGCAGGTGAACGTGAATGAGGTGCCGTTCCGTTCCGACACGGAACGGCCGCTTGTCTTGTTTGTGGCGAACAGCATGAGTGCGTCCTCCTGCCCGCACCAATGGACCGCCCCGTTGCCGTCCACTGCCAGTACATACCACAAGCCACGCTCCAGCATCTCCATCAGCTGATGGTTCGCCGGGGAAAGTTTCGGAATCACCCCTTCAATGGAAACGTTCCAGCAGTCACCCGCGTCATTCACCTCCTTGTCTTCATTATAGGAATAGGTGTCATTGGCATATACCGGTATGGAAACAATATCCTCCCGGTTGCGGAGTTCCAGATAGTTCAGACCGGCGGCATAGTCCTTACGGATTTGCA